GTACATCGTTTGATGAATAGTTATTCACGATTACATTAGTAGGAGCTGTCTCAGCTTTAACTCCTAATTGACCATTTATTCTTGTCAAAGGAAGAATAGCTTCTGGTCCAGCTTCTCCCATCAATCCAGCTCCAGATGCCATAGGGAATAAAGTAGGAGTCGATATTACACCTCCAGAAGCGAACTTTTGTACTCCATTAACAAATGCTCCTCCTGAACCAAACAATCCACCAATCCAACCAGATATTCCTTTTGATAGATCTTTAATCCAGAGTAGTCTATTCATCTCAATGATTATGTCTGTAATAAATCCTTTCATGGCATCTCTCCAATTAGAACCACCCTCTATCCACGATCTCATTGTCGATGTAAAACTATTCTCTAATTTAGTACCTATTAAATCAGTTAATTCTTTAACAATGTCTTTAGTTTCTTCAAATTTGGGCATTAGTTCATTATTTACTATCTGACCAGCTTCAGATATTGCTTGATCAAACTGTTCTTGAGTAATTAAGTTATTTTTTAATAACTCGTTCAATTCATACATTGTTTTTTGTAATTCAAAACCCTTTAACTCATCAATAGAAAATAGATTTTTCATTTGATTTTGAAACATAGAACCTAACTTTTCCCATTCGGCGTACCATTCATCTAACATCCACCCAACACCACTAAATGATCCAGGTAATAATGATTTAATATCTGCTTTTGATAATCCATTTTCTAGCCCATTTTTCGTTCCTTCTGATACAGCATTTTCAATTGGTTTTCCCAAAGCATCATCTATGTCACCTTGAGATATTCCCTCTTTTAAAGCTGCACCTGTAGCTTTAGCAAGTTGTTCTTCAAAATATTTAACTTTTTTTGTCCATGCTTCAATTAAAGATTGATTTTTCAATTCTTTAGCAATTTTTAACTGTTGTTTAGCATCATTGAGCATAATATTTAAATTCTTGATCAACTTAATCTGCTCTGAATCTCCTAAACCTAATACATTCCCAATGGCGACAGCCAAATTTGTAAAAGCTGAAGCAAGAATACCAAGAGCAGGAGCCAATTTAGCTACTATTTTATTCCATAGTTTAGTCATAGTTGTATTGAATGTAGTGAATTTGTCATTCATTTCAACCACATCTTTAATCTGATCTCTTGACAAAGTTCCTAATCTATCAAATTGAAAATTAGCTTCACCAATATTTCCTTCAAGGGTCTCAAACATGTTGATCATGCTGACACCCTCTGTATCGAATAATTTAAATGCTAATCTTACTTTATCAGAATGGTTTTTTACTTTTGAAAATGCCTGAGTCAAAACTTGAAGTTTTTTATCCATATTCAGATTTACAAATTCTTCAGCATTGATACCAAGTTCTTTAAATGCATCTTTAGCTTCACCTGTTCCTTTAGCAGCTTCAGATGCTCTTCTTGTCATACGTTGTAAAGTAGTATTTAACTGTTGTACTTTAATTCCTGATAATTCAGCATAATAATTAAGCTTGTCTAATTCAGCGTAACTCATACCCAATTTAGATGCTGTTTTAGCTGTTTTATCTATTTCAGAAGCCAGTTGATTGAATTTAGATATCAATGAATTTCCACCGTATAGAACAGCGAATGCTCCGAACATCTTCTTTGCGTTTTTAGTGAACTTAGATATTGATTTCTCAGCCCTTTTCATTCCAGATACTAATTGAGTAGTATCGGCTGCAATATCGATTAATAATCTACCAATAGCCATGTTTTATTCCTTACCGAACTTATCTAATTCTTTTATTAATTTTTCTTGTAATAAATGTTTCTTTAAAGTTTCTTTATCTTCAATATTTATTAATTCTGAAAATTCAAATGGATAAAGATCTTTAACTTCTTCTGATTTAGAATTAGTTTTAACTAAAAAATATTGAATATTGGATAAATGAGAATCTATTATTTTTTCTAATGAAGGATGTTTATCTATGTATTGAAGCCATAGATTGAATTCCCGATAGTCCATTTTAAGAACATCGGGATAATCTTTATGAAGATAATGAGCTACCTGGAGAACAATTTCTTGAAAATCTGTCATTCCTCAATATTTGTCAACTTTTCTACAATTAAAGATAAATCTTCTAAATATTTGAAATCAAGATTTTCAAGATCTTTAACACTCATTTTTGGATCCAAAAGGGCTTTAGATACCATATGAAGCATCTGTTTTTCTTCAGGGATTTTAGAAAAACCTAACATATCGCCCACAGTGAGAGGTTTGATAGTAACCTCTCCTAAGTGTTTTAATTTCAATTTAATATTTTTCATTATGTCTTCCTTTTTTATTTCATTCTTAAGGATTTGTTACAGGATCTGTAACAGTGATATCGCCAGTAATCTTGATTGAACAAGAAGCTGAAACAACATCATCAACAGCACCATTTTCTGATAACGATGTAACATATCCCTCGAATGCTTTAACTGTACCAGTACCACCTGTATCAGGTTCATTACTGTATGTAACCTGGAAATGATAAGGTTTATCAGAAGCATAACTTTCTTCTAATAATCCCTGTCCATCACCTTCTGGATCATATTGATAATCAAGTGCTACTGTACCTGAATCTCTTAATCCGAAAGCAAACTCTTTACTACTTGAAGTCAGACAAGTTGTATCGATTTCTGCTCGTTCTGGTTGATCCCATGTCCATGTTTGAATACAACCAATTTCTATCCAATCTACTCCATCAGCAGATATTTCGAACTTTGTTCCTTGAGACATTAAACTCATATTTATTCCTTATTATTAATTTTTATTTAAGCCATACTTTTACATCAATACGATGTCTGAATCCTCCATCTTCACCCATATCGTCAGAATCGACAATAATGATATTAATAGGAGCATTCTGTAACCTATTTATTATTTCATCTCTCAACTTGACCATGTCTTCATATGTAGAAGCATAAAGATCTAGTTGGATTCTATTATTTTTAAGAATACTATTGACTCCTGATTCCTTTTTATTTATAGAATTATAGATGACATCAACTACATTAAAATATGTAATAAAGGGTAAAGGTTGATTATCGCTTGCTAATACAGGAAATGTCGGAGCAATATCTTTTATTAGATCATAAATTATTTTACCTGGATCCAATGTAACCTCTTTTCTCCAGCCATTTTAATCTTTTAAATAGCTCGTGTCTGAATTTATTGAAAGCTGATGGATTATAGATCTCGAATGCTGGGCGCATAAATGGTTGAGCTGTTATTCTACCCAAATATTGAGGTTTTTTTAACTTGATATTTTTAGATCGACTTAAATATCGTCGATATCTTACATTAGTACCATATTCAATCCAATGAGCATAATAAGGATCGTTGTATTCATATCTTGGACCATATTTAGTTTGTACTTTTCTTTTAACAATATTTTTTGGTCTAAATACTCCAACGATTATTCCCTCTAAATATTCATTGTAATAACCATTTCTCTTTTTGTATCTTTTATTCATCACATATGATTTAATATTGTCCTGAAGAGATTCATATTTTGGAGCTAAAGATTTAATCATTTTGACATAATAACGTCCAGCTGATCTTAAAGAATTCTTAACAGCTTTATTCTTGATATCTTCAGGAAGTTTTTTCATGTTCTTCAATAATCGACGATATTCTTTCTGGTCGAACTCGACTTTGACAGATCCAACTCTCATCTATTTTCTCCATCATACTTGTATTTTCCATTAATAACCATAAATTCATGATCAGGATCGTCTATGATAGATTCAATAGAAATGGTTCTATCTAAATATTTGATTCTCATATCCGGAGTGATATTCAATACTCCAGCAGGTTGAGATCTGATTATGATTTGATATTCAATCTCGTTTAATTTTTTATTATCTTTTGTTTCAGAACCAGATAATGGACACACATTAGCTCTCAATGTGTAATAATCTGACCAATTATCATCTATTTCTCCATAATTATTTATTGAACCAATACGTTTCTGGATAGTTATTTGGTGCTTTAATATTCCAGCACCAAAATACTTTGGTTTTTCGATCATAAAAACGACCCCTGGATCATATCTAATAGAAGCTTAGTACCGAATGAAATTTCTGAAAGATTAAGACTTTGGCTATTCTCACGATATTTGTACCATTCTCCTATCATTAATAATCTGGCGATATTGATCTGATATTGAGTATCTTTAGAATATCCAGTTAAAGCCTGAGCTTTAGTAATATCAAAATTATTGAATACATGAAGTATCCCAGTACCTGGATCATATTGAATTTGTTCATAAAAGATTGTGATTGGATTATCTTCAATATCCCATAATACTAATTCTTTTGGTCGATAAGGAATTCTGAACTCATAACTTAACCCATAATTAACAGGCTCTAATTCATGAGTTTCATTTTCATACAATGTTTCAAGAACCTGATTATGCAAATATGATTGAGCTACTTCTAAAGAAGCAATTCTATATGTATCTAATAATTGATCGTCAAGATTATGATCGATGTAAAGATGTTTCTTTATTTCATTTATTTCCAGAGAATCGCTTTGTTGATCGATAATATTCATTAATAACCTTTAAGGGAGCATTAAGCTCCCGATCTTATTTCTTTCCTTTAGCTGCAGTTGTACTTGAAGCTACAGTTAAGCTTGTAAAGCAGGTGTTAGCAGAAACTACTTTACCATCAAGACGCATAGTCGCATAGAAATTCTCGGCATCGATACCCATATCTGAATAAGGATCTCGTTTTACATTTACATTTCTTACTTCTCGAACCATGTAGTTGTTTAGATTACCAAAAATAGCTACTTCATTACCTGGAGCAATAGTTTTTAATTCATAGTTAGCTCGAACTTCATATCCAGCCAATCGATAAAGAACATCATTAGCTTGAGTAGATCCAGATTCAGGTTGTAAGAGTGGACGACCATCAGCATCTTTAGCTTTAAGAAGAACAGCCATAACTTCATCTGATACAAGATATACAGCTCCCTGACGCTGAGTAGGAGGAAGAGTATGAATCAAATTGATTAGATCGTCAACTTCTACAGTTCCCACATTAGCAGTTGTGGCTTGAACAGTGTTAGTATCGTTGATAATACCAAGAGGTTTATTAGCTCCGTCACCAAAAATAAGAGCATTCTCTACTGTTCTTGCAATACGCTCACCAAGAGCACGAGCAATGTAGGAGCTAATATCGAAGAATGAATCTTCAATAAGTTCTGTAGAAACCTGAATACCAGTAGCCAATTTATAAGCTGATAGAGTGATAGTGCTTGTTACAAAATCAGATTTAGTAATGGCATCTAATTCACCCAACCATGCTCCAGAGTTAGCTGTATCGTTGATCATTGGAATACTAATAGTTCCATTATCAGCAGTCGTGATTTTTCTTACAGATGGATAAATAGTACCATATTCATCGATTGTCTCGAATAGTTCACGAAGGAAATCTTCTGGAACAATATCAGGATTATTAGTTACACTATTAGCTCGTTGTTCATATTCACGAGATGTCATTTTACCTCGAAGATAAGAATCCCATAGGGAGCGTAACTCTTCTTTTTTAGCCTGAGTAGCCTTTTCAGGTTTAGCTTCTAATTGAGCAACTGATCGAAGTTCCTCGATAGATTCAATTTTACGATCAATATCAGAAATTTCATCTTTAATGGACTTAACAGCCGATAGAGCTTCTTCATCCATATTATTCTGACGTGTTTCTACAATAGATTCCATTTCTTTAACTTTTTCAGATCGTAGTTCTTTTAATTCATTTAGAGTCAACATTTTTTACCTTTTCTAATATTTGTTTTGCTTCTTGTAAATTAAGTTTACATTCTTTACATTCATTCACAAATTCTACTGCTCTCGCAGAAACATCTGTGGATTTGTATGCAGGATATGTAACAATCGATAATTCATAAAGTTTATCGATATTATTAATTTTTCTTATTGGTGGTTCAGATCTTAAATCCCATGTATCTTTATTGGTTGTGAAACCAAATGACATATGGCGTAGATCACCTCGTTTTATCAATTTGTAAGTATCCTGACCAAGAGTTGTATCTGGAAGTTTAGCTTTAAAAAATAGACCTCTTTCAGTCTTCATCAGTTGAAGAGATCCTGAAGCTGTATTAGCCAATACGTCCTCTGGTTTGTGTTGATAAAATAGATAAACATCATTAAAATCTGTATTATCAAGAGCACGTTTTTCTATTATTTCATAGAATTGTCCATCGATCAATACAGATTGAGAATCAAATCGAATAGCATATCCTTCAATAGTTAACTCATTATCATCGAATTGAACATCTGAAGTTTGATCTATTTCAATGTATCTCTTTTCCATTTATTACCTTTCATTATTTGGGGAGTTGCCTTAACAGGGACTTGCCCAAATACTCATTTTATTTATATTTAAGGAGCCACAATCGATTTTTCTATCTTTTCATCATCTTTATAGTCACCACATACTATCTTGTATGTACAACCGCTTATCA